CACCCTCACGGATGCACCTAATCGGGCTTTGGTTCAATGACTAGGCGTTAGCCTAAGGTGTATGCTTAGTTGATGCTAGAGCATCAAGGGAGAGGGTTTAATTAGACGCTGGCGTCTAGGATGTGATGGCGTGATGCCAGCATCACAGGGTAATGATCCCAGGTGATAACATCGAGACAAGGGATGGGCTAGATGATCGAAGATCAAAGAGGAAATATACCCCCGGAGGGTATACAAGATACGGGTAGGGGTATATTCATGGTTGAGGCATAGGGGGACTGTAGAAAATAAAATCATGCCAGCATGAGCCTATAACATCCCTCCTGAACTACGTTCAAATAGTAACCCTCCGTCACCTCAGTGACAATAAACCCTTACAGATCAATGACTTAGCCCATGATATTTCGAAATTTGTACCATAAAGGAAAGGAGGGGCGGTGGTCCTTATCAAACAACTCTTCCATCCTGCTTCAAATTCCTTGAATCATAATCCTTGAAGTAACAAAAACTATGTAGCTACGCTACGAACAATCTTCCTTCTTCGATTTACAATCGACTTAACAAACAACTTTTGTATCTACGATACCTCTAAAACCTCTTTAAAGGCTCTGTATTGCATTTGTTTATAAAAGGTATAGTAGGACTACTCCTTGAGGTTATAGAGCCTCCTAGAGGGTTTAAACAAAGAGGTTAAGTTAGTGCTTACTAACACTAATTATGTGATGCCAGCATCACGAAAGTACTTCTCTTGTGCTTTGCACAACAAACAATCATTGTTACCCAAAGTAACAAACAACCTTCTTCTACTTCGTAGAGACAACCAAACATATTTACCTTGTGGTAATCAAACAACTAGCTTATCTTCGATAAACAAATAAATAAGATATTTATACACATATATTTGATATTTAGATAACAAACAAGAGAACAATATTTTATTTAAAATAGATATTTTATTAATGAAGGGTATATATGTAACGCAGTTTGCGTTACGGATTATGTATAAGTTGTGCGAAGCACAAAGGTACAGACAATAGAGCGTAGCTCTGCACCAAACAGAATAAGGCGTAGCCTTAGCACATCATCAATATACCGCTAGGTATGAGAGTATGGAGGGAGAGCGGCAGCTCTATTATGATATTTCTGTATAACCAATTTGTGACCGAGCCGTGAGGGATAGCGAAGCTAGACCGATGAGGTAGGTGAGGGAGGTTGGTTATATATTATGTTCTATTTGTTTTGTTGTCTGGTTAATCGGAGATTACAGAGTGGAGGTCATAGCGGAGCTATAGGAGGAAGGGTTAAGAACGAAGTTCACAGAAGATCTACCTGAGCGAAGCTCAAAGGGATAACTATCGTAACGCTAGCGTTACAGAGTAATAGGTATGTCACGGTAAAGATACAAACAAGAAAACCTCCTAAGAGGTTAGTCCCAGGAGGTCGTATTTACCTATGTATTTTATAGATATCTATTTTTAAGATTTTACATGCTAAGTACTTGATTCATAAGGACTTTTTCGATACCAGATGTGCACTATTGCACCACAGCCTTAGTCAAGATCCACTGAAACAAGCCATTCTTTGAAGATCACAGACATGCGTTTAGACAACAAGGCTACATGCATTGGCTCTCCTTTACGGATACAACCTCTCCACAGCCACTGAATCAGCATGTTAAGAGCGTAGTTTTCATTATCTACTTTACACCCCATATCTTGCAGGTAAGCTAACACAGCGGCATTAGGAAACAAGTTATACGCTTGTATAGCTAAGAAAGCATCAGCATAATTATTGGTAGCCCTTGTATTACAAGCTAACCATGAATTCTTTGACACCTTTCTGCTTTTGTACTGATAGGAGTTTACCCTTGGTTTGTGGATAATGTCTTTCGGTAGTGTAAAGAGTAAATCCTTTGTCTGTGTAGCTTTTACAAAGGTAGCACAAGCATCAATTGCTTTGATTACTTCATCTTTCTCTTCCTCGGAAGCTCTATTCAACCACCAAGACTTAGATAATTTAGTACTAGAACCTTTCTGGACATTCTTCACTGAGGGTGTTTCAATAAATTTAAGTAAAGTAGCTAGTTTAGCTTTAGCTTCTTTATTATCTGTTTGTGTTTTAACACCTTCGATATTTTGGTAAGTAAAACCATGCAATGACAAAAAGTTATCCATTAGGCTATTCTTATAATTATAAGTAATAAGAATAAATCTATTAGATACTCGGATAAGGTCTGTACTAAGTTGTGTTACTAGCATACGTTCAGAACGAGGTGCAGAGAATAGACACCCTAGATCACACAGGAGTTTTACGTCAGCATACCTAGCTTTGTCACCCATAGGTCTACCATCATAGGAAACTCTACCTGTCTTTTGGTCAATAGAAATAAGATTCATTGACTTTAGGTAGTCAAAGTCATCTTTTTCAATGTTGTATGCAGAAAGGAGATCCAAAGTCTCATCACAGACTACATTGTACTTGTGTTTACGAATAGCTTCAATGTGCTTCTTTGTAAAGCGAAGCATTAAGTTGTGTGTGCAAGCTACATCAAACCCTTCCTCAAGGAATTCAAGGATTTGTTCTGTTTTGGTGCTATCTGACTCCTCTGTTGGGATGTAAATCTCCATTTCAAAGTTAGCAGCAGCTTCTACAGCACGATCATAAGCCTCTGAAGCAGCTGGGCTAAGGTACAGCCAAGGTTGTTGTCTATGTTCAGACATGTACTTGAAGATTGCTGTTGTCTTACCTGTCCCTGGGAGTGAATCCAGTAGTTCAAGATTTGTTGGCATCTTTAATCCCATGTTGTTGGCTGTAGTTGGTAACGGCTAGAGCTACGATGTAGCTGAGGGCCTTGTCCTTGAGGATTGGATGGTTCTGTTGTAGTGCAAGGAGAGCTTCGTAGCTCTTTGTTCCCGGCTTGAGTTCAATACGGATTGGTTTCATTTGTGTTCTCCAATGTAGTTAAGAAGACTTGATCATAGCACAATAAAATTTATCTTGTCAACACATCTTTAGGGATTGACATTTAGATATTTCAATGATAATATAGATTCATATTAACTGTTTTGCAAAGGAGCAAGATGTCTAATCAAGAAGATACTATCGTAGTGGAGCATTATGGTGTAGCAGAATTTCTAAAGGTGCTACAACCTCTGTTGAAGAGTGGTTACTCCTTGGATTTTGAATCCAATGAACATTATCCACAGAGTTATGGTGCTTTTTATAGTTGTACTGTTGTCAAAGACAAGCAGGGAGAACAACTTGTAGAGGAAGTCAAGGAGAAGAAGGCTGGTCGTCCAGCTAAGGTATCTTAATTTTGTTGTAAGGAGGTATGATTATGCAACAACCAGCACGAAAGACTCGGAAGGTTAAAGCCCAAGAGGGGACACCACGAGTCATCAAAGAAAAGTTTGCAGAACAGCGTAAAGAACGTGTACAAGCTAAACCGATTGTACCTCTTAATGCCAAACAGAAGACTTATTTAGAACTTCTGGAAGATAAGTCAGTAGTGATTGCAACAGGGTATGCAGGTACGTCAAAGACCTACCTTCCAACAGCCAAAGCCGCTGATTTATATAAGCTTGGAGAGATTCAAAAGATTTATATTACTCGTCCAGCAGTTTCTGAGAGCAAATCCGTAGGTTATTTTAAAGGTACAGAGATCGAGAAGATGTCTGTTTGGTTGAACTCTGTAATTCCTGTATTCAAGGAAAGACTTGGTGCAGCAGAGTTTGAAATTGCATTAACTTCTAAAGATATTGAATTCATTCCGCTTGAGGTGGTCAAAGGAATGTCTATTAATGATGCTTGGGTGCTTGTTGAAGAATCATCTGATCTTACAAAGGACGAAGTTATTAAGCTAATTACTCGGATGGGTAAGAATAGTAAATTGGTTCTTTCTGGTGATATTCGTCAATCAGAACTGAACAAAGGTCTAGGGTTGGCTTGGGTAGCTGATTTTGTAAAGAGGCATAATCTTTCTAACTTTGGTTTTGTTGATTTTAATGACGTAAATGATATTGTGCGAAGTGAAGCTGTAAAACAGTTTATTGTAGCTCTCGTAAGGGATGAAAAGAAAGGACTTGTATGACTAAAAAGCTATCAGACGACTTGGATTTGATCTCAGCCCCACCTGATCAGTTGGGATATTTCTTTGAGACTATTAATTCTACGCAGTATACTGTACCAATTGATGAGAACTTCCTGCAACCATCATACTATCGTGGGGTTGTAAATATGATGAACCAAGCAAATGAACAAGATGCTGTGTTCTTTACTATCAACTCGGGCGGTGGCAGAATGGATGGCTTGCTTTCCCTGTTGGATGCGATTGATAATACGTCTGCTGTGACTGTAGCGGATATTACAGGTGAGTGTCACAGTGCAGCAAGTATCTTGGCATTGAACTGTGATCAAGTTATTGTAGGGCGTCGTGCAGAAATGTTAATTCATGAAATTAGGTATGGTGTTGGTGGTAAAAGTAGTGACAACCTCTCTCACGTCCAGCATATTAAGAAGATTTCAGATAAGCTAATCTGGGAAACATACGAGGGTTTCTTGGATGAGGATGAAATTGAATCTGTACTGAATGGTAAAGAATTATTCTTGGATTCAGAGGAGATTGTAGAGCGTCTAAATGCTCGTGACGAGTACCGAAAAGCTCTAGCAGAGGCTTTGAAAGAAGCTGAAGAAGAAAATGCAGGGTTAACAGACTAAATAAGGGGCTTCGGCCCCTTCTTCTTTGGAGGAAGGGATGAAATTGGACAGACTACAAGAGATTCTTAACTATGACCCTTTAACAGGTGATCTAACTCTAAAGAAATCAGGACGAAGGTTACTCCCAGACGAGGATGGTTTAGTTAGCATCTACGACAAGAAGACTAAGAAGCGACCTAAGTTCAAATTCAGCAGGCTCTGTTGGATGATGGGGAATAATATCACACCAAATCCTACTGACAAAGTTATCCACAGGAATCTAAAAGAGCATGATACTTCTTTGTGCAATCTCTATTTGGTGACGAATGAAGAATACAAGAAATATAAGAATGCTTACAGGAATCTAACTGGTGGAATTAGGCTTAGTATTCATCCGAAGGATGCTTATTGCTACAATGTTCATTGGTTTGAGGGGGCAGTAGAAAAGATGCACTTTGTTTCTGATGTAGTCGTAGCTAAGAAATTAGAAACTAAACTACGTCTTCGATTTAGTAAAATCCTAACAAAGTACTGCTACAGTGAACCTTGAATATCTTAATAGTCGATGTTATAATCAGTTTAAGCTTAGTTTAGCCTAGCTGAGAACAATTCCTGATATTGGTAAATATGCTTTACCTTCGGATAAACATCGACTGCTTTATATTCAAGGTTTGAATTTTCAGCAAGGTAATCGTTTTAGAGTTATCTTGCTCCTTTGATACCTGCTAGAAGCTGGAACCCGTAACCAGCAACTTTTAGCCTTAACCAACTAATAACAAAATGGCAATCTGCAAAACCTGCGGTAACTACTACAAGTTTACTGCTTTTAACAAAACTGATCAATGCGAAGACTGCATTGGTTTTATTGAAGATGAATTGGAGTCTCTGAATAATGCTTATGAAGCTGATATTCTTGAGTTGACTAACCCGACAGGAAGAACATTACCAAAACCCCCTGCAGAATAGGAGATCTATGATTGTAGAGTCTTGGTGTAAAATTCATGGTAATACGCAGTTCTATAAAAATAGCAAAACCTTTTATTGTAAGGATTGCTATAATGAAAAGAGAAAAGCAAAACGCAATGAGTTGAAAAGGAGAGCGGTTGAAGCTCTCGGAGGAAAGTGCCAATGTTGTGGGTACAATAAATGCCTAGTAGCTTTGGAATTTCATCATCTTGATCCAAAGATCAAGGATTTTGAACTGTCTCAAAGAGACTCTTGGGATAAAATTGAAGTAGAATTGAAAAAGTGCGTTTTGCTATGTAGTAATTGCCATAAGGAAGCTCACGCTTCTGATTTGCATATTTACTCAGTATAAAGATATTCCGGTATAGCACAGAGGTAGTGCAGCAGACTGTTAATCTGTTGGTCGGTGGTTCGATCCCATCTACCGGAGCCATCTACGAGTGCAGTAGTTCAATTGGCAGAACAGCGTGACTCCAAATCCGTATGTTGTGAGTTCGACTCTCACCTCACTCGCCAAGTTACCCTACCTTAGGTAACTGTTGACGTTGCAGCAAGGCGTCCGAATGGATAACGTAAATATCTCGTGTAATTACACTTCAAGCACGAAAGTCTTGACCTGTATAAAGTAAGCAGGGCTAATTCAAAGGAAATAAAATGGCATTCCAAAAGACAGATGAAAATGGTCGAGTAGACCCAAGGATTAACGTAGAAGGACGTAAGAAAGCAACTCGTAAACTAACTCGTAGAGAAATCCGAGAGAATGAGTTGCTGAGTATTCTACGGAAGATTCGTCCTCATATCTCTGACAGTATTATGACTGCTGCAAAGATTATGAAAAGCGATCAGTCACAAGACAGCAATAAGCTCAAGGCTGCAGTAGTCCTGCTCAATGCGTATCGTGACATCGTAGGTGATGTCTACAATGGTGTAGACGTTGATGAGGAAGGTACTGAAGTGCAGGAATCTGCACCAGTGTTTAGTTTGAAGATTGTTGAGTAATTCAACAACTTGTGATAGAATTAAGAAATGAGCTAGGTTGGCCGACCGAAAAGAAGATCCTCCTGCTTCCTGCTCATGTTCTTTTCAGGAGATTGCATAGGAGACAATTATGAAATGTTTGTGCACTGGTTACAAAGGCTTGCTGACCAGTTTTGAAGAAAAGTGGAAACCTGTAGTCGGGTTTGAAGGTATGTATGAAGTCAGTGACAAGGGCTCAGTGAAGAGTCTTGATAGATTTGTTGATGAACTTCGACCTAGGTTAGTTAGCGGTAAAGTTCTAAAGCCCTATAAAGATGCCCAAGGTTACTTAGTCGTAAGTCTTTATAGAGATTCTAAAAAGCATACTATTACTGTCCACCGTTTAGTAGCTAAGGCGTTCGTGGCTAATTGTGAAAGTAAGTCAACTGTTAACCACATTGATAGTGATAAAGAAAACAATTTTGCAGTAAATCTTGAGTGGGCCACCCAATTAGAACAGAACAATCATTCATTTAAGTCAAAAACTCGTAGGGCAAATGTTTACTCACCTGAGTTAAAACAATCTGCACATGATTATTATGTCTTAAATAACTGCTCAGTAAGAGATTTATCCGAGCATTTTGGAATTTCTTTTAGAACTGCTACAAATATTGTAAATGGAGATTATAACTCAACAGCTTGTTTTAAACTCTCAAACGAGGATGTTGAAAATCTCTTTAAATTACGAGAAGTAGGGCTAACTCAAAAACAATTAGCTGAAAAGTTCAATTGTAGTCGTTCGCATATTTCTAACATTCTGAGAGGGTATTGTAGAAATGTGAAATATGAGAGGTACTAACCTTGTATTTGCTCCTGCTAGTAAAGCTCAGGAGCAATTTTTAAACTCCGATGCAACAATTACCTTCTACGGGGGTGCCGCAGGCGCTGGTAAGAGCCATTGCTTGCTTGGGGCTTTTCTGAAGTACTGTCACCACCCTAAAACACGCGGAGTTATCCTTAGAAGAACTACTAAACAGATCTCCAATCCGGGGGGCTTATTTGACTCTGCAGTAAGTTTATATAAGAAAGTAGATCCAAATCTAAAGATTAAATCTAGAGAGCTGGAGATTATCTTTAGTAGTGGTGCAAAACTAAAATTTGGTTATCTAGATAACCCAAAAGATAAATATGATTATCAAGGCGCAGAGCTGTCCTTTTTAGGATTCGACGAAATTCAACAATTGGATGAAGATAACGTAATTTACCTATTGTCCCGCCTTCGTAAAACAGATGTGGATTATAATCTTCAGGCTTATGCTACAGGTAACCCCGATTATGAAGCGTTCATTCGACCGTGGGTTGAATTTGGTCTTGACGAAAAAGGTATACCTGTCCGTAAAGATTTTTATCCAACTCGGTATTTTATACGTGTAGGTTCAGAGTATCATTGGTCAGATTCCAGAGAAGATCTGGAGGCTATATATGGACCAAGTAATAAATCTGGTATTTTGTCATTCAAATATGTACCAGGAAATATTTTCGACAATCCGATCCTCATTGAAAAAAATCCAGGATACCTAGCACAGCTTAAATCTCTCCCTCGTGTTGAAATGGAAAGACTCTTACTTGGGTCTTGGTACGCTCGTCCAGAAGAAACAGGAATGTTCAAAAGAGAATGGGTTACTCTTGTGGATTATCCAAACCTGAGAGCAAAGCAACGAGTAAGAGCCTATGATATTGCAATGAGCAAACCATCTGAAGCCTATCCAAACCCAGACTGGACTAGAGGTGTTCTTCTGTCAAAAGACTCTTCAAATGTTTATACTTTTGAGGATATGGTTTCAATGCGTGATCGCACACATGAAGTTGAAAGACTTATCTTTGAGACTGCTGTGAGGGACGGTACTGATGTTACGATTAGTATCCCACAAGATCCGAACGCTTCAGCAGGGGCTTATGCAAAAGATTTGCAAAGACGTCTTGGTGAAATGGGTTTCATGTGCAGATTACAACGACCAGTAAAATCTAAGATAACTCGATTTGCCCCCCTAAGCAGTGTATCACAGGCGGGTTTTGTTCAGGTAGTTAAAGCTGACTGGAATAAAGCTTTCTTCGATGAACTTGAAATCTTTGATGGTGATAAGAACAAGAAGGATGATATTGTAGATGCCTGTGCTGATGGATTTACGCTTCTCAACAAAGAACTTGTAATCCCAACAATGTCCCTAACCGACTATTCAGGATCATCTTCTCCATTCAACTTTGCAGGTTCATTTGGTCATCAACCATTGGAATTCCCAACATTCTAATCAAGCCCTCCTTCGGAGGGCTCTTTCATTTAAGGAGTCAGAATGTCTGACACAGAAATTACTAAGGGTTTAGATACTCCTGACAGATTTAAATTATCTGAAGGTGGGTATGTTGGTTTGAATATCTTTAATGGTGTTTCAAACGAAGAGATGAAGAAGGAGCTTAACTTTCCTAACAATCTGAAGACGTATAAGAATATGTCTTATCACGGTACGGTGAATGCTCCTTTGACGTTATACACCAATATTATCAGCAAAGCTGATTGGGTTGTCAAGCCTCCGAAGGAAGCAACTGAAGAGGAAAAGAAGCAGACTGAGTTTATCAGGGAATGCTTGACTGACATGGATCAGCCTTTTGAGGAGTTGATCAAAGATATTCTTAGTATGAATATTTATGGCTTCTCTGTGCATGAAAAGGTCTATCGTAAGCGTTATACTTCTAACGGAAGTAAGTACAATGATGGCCTGATTGCTTGGAAGAAGTTACCTATTCGTTCACAGGAGAGTATCAAGAAGTTCTTATTCTCTGATGATGGTAATGAAGTTACTGGTGTCCAGCAAAATGTAAGTAACCTAAGCGATCCTTATGGTCGTTTTAGTACAAGAGATAAGTTAGAAGTAAATCTTCCAAAGAGTAAGTTCATGCTATTCCGCACAGGTAATCACAGAGGTGATCCCTATGGTAAGAGTATGCTTCGTGATGCTTATCTTGCTTGGAGGTATTTGACTGTACTGGAAGAGATTGAAAGTAATGGTGTCGCCAAGGACCTATCAGGCATTCCAATTCTTAAGCTACCACCCCAATACCTTTCAAAGGATGCTACACCAGAACAAGTAGCTATCCGTCAATACTATGAACGCAGTATGGCTAACCTTCAGGTTAATCAGCAATCTGCAATGATCTTACCTAATGCTTATGATCCTGACACGAGACAACCTCTGTTTGAGTTGGCTTTGTTGAGCATGGATGGTAAAAAGGGTTTTGATACCACTAAGGTAAAAGAGTACTATAAGAATCTAATCTTGACTTCTTTATTTGCTGATATCTTGATCATGGGCCAATCTGCTACAGGTAGTTTTGCTCTTGGTCAGATTAAGAATTCCCTTTCAGGTGCAATGGCTGAGAGCATGATTCGTGAGATTAAGTCCGTATTCAATAATGATTTAATTCGTCAGACTTATGAATTGAATGGATGGAATGCCGCTCGTGCTTGCACGTTGGATTTTGAGAATCTTGAGTCTGCTGATCTGGAATCGTTTAGTAAGGCTCTGCAACGCTACGCTAGTACGTCTGTGCTTGAAATTGACCGTGAAGTCCTTAACCGTGTCCGTGAGAGCATTGGTGTTGATCCTCTACCTGAGGACATGGAACCACAACAGGATCTTCTACCTGCTTTTGCTAGTCGTTCTGGTGATGGCATGGAAGTAGGTACAACAGGTAATGGCACAGCTAAGACTGTATCGGGTGATGATACAAGTTCAAATAACTTAGAAAATGTAGGATAATATGTCCACCATCAAACTTGCAAATAATGTCTTGAGCTTCTTGTTCCAAGACAATAGGAGTTATTCGCTAAGTTTAGATGATTTCCAGAGTCTAGTAAAAACGGACTCTGGTTATACTCTAACTTTTAAAGATCCTGTAGCTGCTGTAGTTGTACCTCCTGTGGAAGTTGTTGTCACTCCTGCACCAACTCCTGTCAGCACTTTGACAAATATCTCAAGTTTACCAAAGACCCTACTCGGTCTTGATACAAAGATCAATTTCGATTGGAATGCAAATAAGATTGCAAAAGGTGCTTCTGTAGTTGAACCAACATCTAAAGCTAGTATCAAAAGACTGACTGACGTTAAGGTTGAAAAACCTGGGGTTTCAGCTTTGTACAATGGTTATTCTAGGTTTTCTGTTGAGAATATTACAGGAGAATACTTTATTGCATTTGCTAGTAATAGCACAAGCAGTGTTATCTATAACACAAAAACACTAGCTCCTATTAAATACCTTGAGAAAGGTTGCTACCACGAGATTAGATGGCATGGTAAGAAGGATTTCCCAAATCGTGTTTATTATGTAAGTGGTACTAAGTTTTATTGCATTGATGACGTAACAAATACAGCAAGTGTTCCTAGGTTAATTAAGGACTTTGATACTGTAGTTGATTGGGCAGGTTTGCCTAACAATTCAAGACAGATATATATGGACCAAGAGGGTAATTCTTCTTTGGATTCTGATCACTGGGCTTGGATGGCTACTTACTATGATTCGACTGTAGGACAGTTTAAGGTAAGAGCTTACGTGCATTATCAGGTTTCAACCAATAAGGTTGATCTGATGTATCCAAAGGATCTGGCTGCAGTATCAAGGGCACCTGTTGGTGAATCAAGCCTGCTTACATTCTCTGCTCGTCCTAATATGGTTGAAATGGCTCCAGATGGTTCGGGTATTGTTTTGCACCACGCCAGAGCTTACCCAGGCTGGTACGATAAGTTAGTAGGCACTATCTTTGAAGCACCTTCTTTCTGGCCTGTGGATTTTAAGGAATCAACCTTTAAACCTTTCCGTCTTGGTCCTGATGCTACGCACTCTGGTTGGAGTACAATTGGTGGTAAGTGGTATTTTATCCAGCAGGATAATCGTAGAGACAAACTTTGTGCTGTACCTATCTCAGGGGATCTGAAGGGGTATGGTAATGAGGGTAAGATCGACGTAACTTCTGCACTAGGTAAAGGTGTCATTGATTTCATGAATGATTCAACACCTTACCCAGGAATGCACTTTGGTATTTGTCATGGTCGTGCAGACGGTTATACTTTGTTGAGTACTTATTCTACAGAGACAGCTTCCCAGCTTGGTAGAGGTAATGCTTTGTTCTTGATTGAGTTGACAAGCAACCCTTCTGGCGTTAAATGGCACATTGCTCCAACTTGCAATCAGTGGGATTCTGTAAACAAACAGGATTACAATGAAGCAACAGCAAGTTTCAATATGGATTGCTCCAAGATTTATGTAGCTGGTAATTGGAATGGTTTCTCGGAAGTAATCTCAGGTAAGACAGAACGATACACTGATCTGTATTCTATCTCTGTATAAAACAAAACCCTCCTAAGAATAAATCCTAGGAGGGTTTAATTATGTACAAGTGCAATTATGATACTTTAGGAATTCTTTCAATCGAGTAGCATCCTTTACTGTTTCAGTCAAAGAAATAGCGGATTTATATCTTGATTCTTTTTCTGTACGTTGTCCTGTTACGTTTTGAAGCTGAACTAAAGCAATTGGGTTATTCTTGATCTTAAATTCTACTTCAAGTTCCTGACCAAGATTGTCTAGCTCTTGCATAAGTTTAAGCATGAGCGATCCAATCTTAAAGCAGGATTGATTTACTCGATTGATTGTTTCTTTATCCCAATACACAATCTGAACCTTGTAGTAGCTCAGATCAAGGAAGGTGTCTTCTAGTGACAGAGTGATCTTAACTTTGTTGAGTTGCATTCTTTACCTTTCTGTGAGTTTGAAATCATTATAAGAGAACAACCAAGGGAAGTCAAGAACCTTGTATCAAATAAACAACTTGACAAGTTGATGAATCTGTACTAGAAGTTTTGATTCTTGCATGATATAATCCAGTAATAACGAAGAGGTGAAATATGTCAGCAGCTAATTACAATTTTACATTAGAGCAAGGTGTTCCTTTGTCTAAGACTATTCTTCTAAAGAATGGTGATAACTCCGTAAAGGATTTGACTGGCTTTACAGCAAAGATGCAGTTGAGACAATACCCTTCTCACCCTGATGTTCTTTTGGAATTGAGTACGACTAATTCTAAGTTGAATATCAATACAGGTACAGGCGGTGTCACAATGATCTTCTCTTTAACTGACACTGCTTCTTTGACTTTCTCTGAAGTTAATTATGATTTGTTTTTGTATAACGGATCTAATACTTTTAGAGCTATTGAAGGGAAGATTACAGTGAAGGAGGTTATTACTGTATGAGTGATATTATCATTGTAATTGAAGAGGAAGCTCCTAGTATTGTTGTTAGCACAACAGAGCAAGTTCCTAACGTAGAGATCCCTTCAAACAGCAATACAACCTCTTTGAGCAATTTAAGTGACGTATCTGTACCTAGCCCTCAAGAGGGTCAAGTTTTGACCTTTAAGACTGGTTTATGGCGTGCTGAAGACGTTGTAGATGATTCAATTAAGTCTCCGCTAGATGCGGGGGAATTCATGTAAGGATAAAAGATGGCACGTTTTCAACTTAAACGAGGTTTAAAAGCTAACCTCCCTACTTCTGGCATGTTGGCTGGTGAGCCAATGGTTACTACTGATCGTGGTACTTTGCATGTCGCAACTGATGCAACAAACAAGTTATCCATTGTACCTGCTATTGATGATCTGACAACAATTGGCGCAGTTAACGGCGCAGCAGATTTGCTTATCATCCATGATGCAGATGGTGTAGGTCAGAAAGAAAAGAAGATTACTCTTAACGACTTTAAAACTGCACTAAATATTCCGGCTAGTGATACTGATGAAAAAGTAGCTGTAGTCAGCGGAGGTACCGCAGGTTACCTATATGGCGACGGCACAAACGGTGTTGTTCGTATGGGGCCATCCATGACTTGGACGAAAGATGCAGGTAATGGTTTTGTTACGCTGCATGTTGATGTTGCCGATGGTGGTGTTTTCTGAGTTGTAAATAATGGCAACTCTAATCACCAAGCGGTCAAGTACCGCAAGTGCTGTACCAGTTGCAGGAGATCTCCAAGTAGGTGAATTAGCTGTCAACACAGCAGACGGTAAGCTGTTCACCAAACACACTGACAACTCAATCAAGGAGATTGGTGCTGGTGGGAGTATGGTTGGTCTTCCTACATTTGTTCAACAAACAGAGCCTACCCAGAATAGTATTTGGTATAAAACAGATGCTTTGGGTAATGTTCTTGATATTCTGATTGTGAGTATTTAAATGCCTAGTACATCAGTTTTAGGTGGAATCAGTTCAGAGGCTACCCAGGAACAACTTCTGTCTCAGACAACTCTTCTACTTTCCCAGATCCTTGAAAAGCTTCCTCGTACAGACACGATGGATCGCTTGGTTGTAAACGCAACAGAAGTAAACCCTACTGTAGCAATTGCTGCTTCTCAGACTCTTGGTACAGTAACTACTGTAACAACTTGCGGTACAGTTACTAACGTAAACCAAGTAGCAAGCCAAGGTGTTGATTTCCTGCAAAGAGCTTTGTCTAATTCAGGATCTCAATATATCTACAACAATATTATTGTGAGTTAATATGGCAACAACAGTTAATTTAAGAAAACTCCTACATAAGAAAACTCCTGAGTATTGTTCTATGCTTGCTGCTGGTAACACTGCTGCAGGTTCTTTTGTGGTATCAGATCGTGCAGGTTTGCTCCCTACAAGTGACAGTACTGTATATGTAGGTGGCGCCTCGGCCATTTGGAATTACTCAGCTACAGAAGATAGCTGGATGCAGTTACCTAACTCAGGTATTGCAGGGACATTTGGTGCAGGAGCTTGTGGTTGCTTGCGACCTTACTTTGCCCCAGGTGGTGCTAATTCCAGCACAGCTAGTGCAGGTACAACAACTACCATTACCACTACTCTTACACTTATTCGTGATCTCAGCCCATGTAATATTCGTGTTATCTCTGGTACAGGTATTGGTTATATTGGTGTAATTACTAAGAATACACTAGGTGCAAACTCTGTTGTTACGGTAAGTCCTGCAAATGGTGTAGCTTTTGATAACACTACAGTTTTCCAGATCATGTCTGGTTCATTGTGGTTTTTCAACTCGGGGGCAGGTGCTGTAGGGTTCTCTGTATATGACCGAGCAACTAACGGCTGGACAGCTAAGTCTGTAACGGGATTACCAACGACTTTTGGTACATCTGGCTCGTTGCTATCTACAGCAGGTATTAGCACCAATGAAGGTGCAGGTCTCGAAACAGGTACTTCTACTGGTTCTAACACCACCACAACGTTGATCCAAACAGGTAAGACATGGCCTACTAACGGTTGGACCAACTCTCAAGTTCGTATTACAGCAGGTACTGGTATTGGTCAGATTAGAACCATTTCAAGTAATACTGCAACTACACTAACCGTTTCAGCGGTTTGGACAGTAACACCTGATGCTACGTCTGCTTATGTTATTGAGGGTAATGATGACTTTATGTACCTGCTAGGTAATAACGCAGTAACCATGTATCGTTATTCTGTCTCAGGTAACTCTTGGAGTACTCTTTCACCTACTGCAGCCCGAGCCGGTGCTATGGCAGCAGGCGGACTGTCCGCCTGGATTGACGGAGTTAAGGATTCAGCTTGGTCAGATGGCAATTATGGTGCGCATTATACAACCACTCTGATTAAACAAAAGGGACGCTATATCTATTCTTTCCGTGGAGGTGCTACAAATACACTGGATGTTTACGATATTGCAGCTAATACTTGGGTATCAGCTTTGCCTTATTCTGGTCAGATGGAAACCTTCACTACAGGTAGCTCTGCTACAGATATTGATGGTGACATTTACATCATGAAGGATGCCACAGGTCGGATGTACCGTTATAACGTGGATTATAACTACATTGAGCCATTTACTTCCTTGACTGTCCCTCAAGGTACAGCGATTGAAAGTTCTAAAACATTCTGTCAGACGTATCGTGATGGTGCTACAAAGATTAGATTCCTTTACTCCTTGAGTAATACAAGACAAGAGCTTGTAAGGTATCTTATCATCTAAATGAATATGTGCTCTTGAATATCATAATATTTAGTGATATAATTGAGCACATATACGCTATAGGAATAATATGCAAAAAGAAACTAAAAGCGTACCAGTTATCAAAGCTGCCAATGAAGAACTTAAGCAAGTTCTCTTTGTTGCAATGCTACCGGATTCAACTGACTTACATGGTGATTATACGTCATCAGAGGAAGTTCGTAAAGCAAAAGAATCTTTTAACAAATCCCAGATGAACACCAACTTATTTCACTTAGCCATGACGGATAAGTTTGAAGTAATTGAGTCATATTTATCTCCTGTTGACTTTGTGCTTGGCGATAAGTTTGTAGCTAAAGGTACATGGTTAATGAACCTCCAAGTACATGATGATGAATTGTGGGGATTAATTAAAGACGGTGAGATTAATGGTATTTCAATTGGTGCTATGGCTCAAGTGGAAAAACTGGAGAATTAAATGACAAGTAAAGTAAAGCCGAAGCGTAAGCTTTCGGAGATTGATTTTAGTAGAGAAGATGCTCATATTGCTCTTGTCTCTAAAACGCAGGGTGGTCCAGCAAATGGCGCTGATTATGCTTTAGTTTTAAAAGCTTCTAATCGTTCCTCTGAGTTTATTGAAAAAGTACAAGCAATTACAGTAACTATGGAGTTACCTGATTTCTTATCTAGGTTCTTTTATCTTTGGGAAGAAGATGCTGATGCTCTAGCTGCTTTAATGGGTTATGTAGAGCCTGTTGAGACTGCAGCGATGGAAGCTGAAGAGGCCAAGGCTGAATTAGATAGCTGGATGAAAGATCGTTTTACCTCATACGAAATTCTAAAATCATTAAAGAATTCTGAGAGTGTACTGAAATCAGTTCTTGAACTTACAGAAGAAGAACATTTATCTTTGATTACAGATCAGAAATACCTAGAAGGTATTATTGAAGAAGCAAAGATTCAAAAGAATGCTACCGGGGTTTCCGGTGCTACTAAAAGTCCTAAAGGACGTGTTTCTAAGAAAAAGGAAATCCCTATGACACAAGAAGTCGAAATGGTTGAAAAGAGTCAACTAGCTGCTGTTGAAAAGGCACTAGCTGAACAACAAACATTGCTTCAAAAGGCTCTGGAAACAGTAGCTAAGTTTGAAGCTGAAAAGAAAGAAGCTATTACAAAGGCTCGCTTTGATTCTGTCAAGCAAGCTGTAGCTAGTGAAGAAATTGCAACAATTCTGTTTAAGGCTGTTGGTCTGGTTGAAGACGAAGCTGTATTCGTAGAAGTTGTTAAAGCACTTGGTGACATGAAGGCTCTCGTAGAGAAGTCAGCAATGTTCCAAGAAGTAGGTGCAAGCGCTGAGGAATCCGCACCTGCTGTTGAAGAGTCCGGCGTTACTAAGCTGCTAAAAGCGCAGTTTGGCGTCAAGTAATTTGCAAATTATAAAGGAAGAATAATATGCCAACAATCGCTACCGATCTGTTTCGAAAGAGTAATCTTGTTAAGCAAGAACTGTTTCCTGAACAAGGTTTCAACTACGACGCAGTTACAGTAAACGAAGCTGCTATTAAGACCTACGCAGTTGGTACTGTGCTGGGTAAGGTTACCGCATCAGGTAAGTACAAAATCTGCGTTCAAACTGCTGTAGACGGTTCACAAACTGCTGCTGCTGTTGTCGTTGCAGATTACAGCATTGCTGCTACTACTGACACCAAGGTTCTGGCTATGGTTCGTGGTCCAGCTATTGTCTCTAAGGACGCTTTGGTTCTGGACGCTTCTCATGACCTGCAAGCTGAGAAAGATGCAATCTATGCTTCTTTGACCGCTCTGGGCATCTTGGTTGCTCCTACAGTCTAATAGAAGAATAAGAAGGAAAATAATATGTCTAATGTTCGTAGTTTTACCAATCCTTTTGAGATTGTAGACCTGACCAATGAAGTAAACCTGATCCCTAACCAATGGGGTAAGTTGCGTGAAGACGGTTTGTTTGCTGAAGAATCCATTGCTCAAAATACTCTGAATTTTGAAAGCACTTCTGGTACTATCGCAGTAATCCCTGACCAAGTTCGTGGTGCTCGCAATAACGTCAACAAGGATGATAACCGCATTGTTAAGGCTTTCAGCCTGACTCACCACCCTCTTGACGACTATATCACTCCACAAGACATCGCTGGTAAGCGTGCTTATGGTTCTGATAATGTTGAAACTGCTGATGCTGTTACTGCTCGTAAGCTGGCTCGTATTCGTATGAACCACGCTATCACTCTGGAAGCTGCACGTTGGCACACTCTGACCACTGGTACACAATTCAACCCAAGTGGTACTATTGGCTCATTGAACTTCTTTACTGACTTCGGTGTTACCCAAAAGTCAATCGACTTCGTTCTAGGTACTGCTGGTACTGAAGTGCAAGAAAAGTCGGAAGAAGGCATTGCTCACATTCAAGATAATATCTTGTCTGGTGAAGTTGCTACTGGCTTTACTGTGTATTGCTCTCCTGAATTCTTCGGCAAGCTGATCAAGCAAGCTGGTGTTAAGGAAGCTTACAAGTATTACACTTCCACTCAAGAAGTTCTACGTCAACGTGCAGGTGGCACTGGTGTGTATCGTTCATTCGTACACGGCTCAGTCACTTACGTGGAAATCCGTGGTTCATATAACGGTTCACGTCACATCCCTGCTAACGAAGGTGTAATGGTTCCTACTGGTACTTTGGATTGCTTCAAGACCTTCTTTGGTCCAGCAAACAAATTCGGTCTGACCAACACTCTGGGTGAACAAGCCTACGTGTGGCAGTATCGTGACGCTAAGGATACTAAGATTGAATTGGAATCTGAATCTAACTTCCTGAACTTGCTGGCTCGTCCTCAAGTTGTAGTGAAGGTGACTACTTCTAACTAATCTAGTTAGCCTAGGCCCTCTTCGGAGGGCTTTTCTTAGCTCATTATTTTGTGAGTTAAGGAAAGAAAAGGAATAACATGTTAAACAACATTCAAAAGGTGCGTGTAGAATGCGCTGACACAGATCCTACTTTTCCAATTCTTCCAGATAGTACTTATATCTATTTATTGGAAAAGAATTACGACAGTATTACTCGTTCCGCTATGGATGCTGCTAGAATTATTCTAATGCACCTTTCCCAGCGTGGTAACGAAACGGTTGACATCTTTACGATTAAAGGTACTTCTGCAGCAGAATCCTATCGTCAAGCTTTGATCTTGTATATCAAAGATCCAAACAATAATCCAATGTATCAAAATTGCCAAGCTTGGTTTGGTGGTGTATCTGTTTCTCAGATGCAATCTAATGATGCTAACTTGGATAACAATATTGTACAACAGCCTTCTGTAAGTTACGACACAACTCCAACAGGTTATTTTACATTCTGAGGTGCTTATGTCTAATCAGTTTTTAAGAGCCTCACAGGAAGCTATTGCTAGAAATGGTGTTTTAGTAACTTATAAGAAAAAGGGTGCTAGTACTTATGATCCTGCCTCTGGTGCAGTTGTCAGTACAGATTTGGATTACTCTGTATTATCTTACCCTAAGCATATCAGAGCAAGTCAATTTCATTACCCTGATTTGATTGGCAAAGAAAGCTATATGTTCTACATTGCTGGTGAGCAATCCTTTATTCCTGCTGTAGTAGATAGTATTGTGTTTGATAGTTTTCAATATAAAGTAGATTCAATTCAAAAGCATTTTGCTGGTGGAGTTACTTGCCTTTATAGAATCATTGCTGTAAAGGGTTGATATGGTAACAGTAGATACCGCAGACTTGGAAAAGTCAATTGATACTTATGTTGATTTGTTGACCAAGGCTTTGAAGAATTCTGTTACTCAAGTAATGTATGGTACTGCTTCAGCTATTGTAGAAAATACCCCAGTTGGTGATAACGAGAAATACTTTGAGTTGTATAAGATTCGTCAAATGGAAGAAGGTTGGGAACCTGACCCAGGTATGTTGATGGCTAACTGGTATTTTGAATTGAATGCAACAGACGGGTTATTTGATTCTTCTGCTCGTGATGAGTCAGGAGATCATGTTACTAACTCAATCAGAGAAGTCATGATGCAATACAAGATTGGTGATTCTATTCTTGTTACCAACGAGACACCTTACGCTCCAAATATTGAAGGCGGTCAATCGAAAGAGAAACAACCACAAGGCATGTTAAGACCAATCGAAGCTGCTCTGTTAGATATTTACAAAATTCAATTCAAGGATTTCTTAAATGGCTGAAATAGTTAATATCAAAAGAGCCTGTGAGAAACACCTTGCAGCATTAGTACCAAGCGTTGTAACAGCTTACGAAGGAGTTAATTTTGATGCACCTTCTAATGCAATGTATCAGCGTTGCCAGTTTACTATTTCTCCTCCTGACGATCCTGTATTTGGTACAGGATACCATAGAGAGAGAGTTCAATTTCAAGTATTTGTTGTTGACCCTTTAGGTAAAGGAACTACAAATGCACTACAGAGGGCTGAGTTGATTCGTTTGCACTTTGCTAAAGGAACGACCCTAGTTGAAGGTACAACCCCTCTGCATGTTTTAACTACACCACAAATTGCAGGTAATTCAGTTAGCCAAGGGAAAGTAATTGTCCCTGTGCTGATTGATTTGGTTGCAGAGGTGTATTGAATAGGGGTAGCTCCCCTGAAGGCAATTTTGCCTTATTTTGCAAAATAAAGAAAAGGATATCGCATGATTTCTAAAGGTATTGCGAAAAAAGTCGCATATAAAAAAGAAGGCTCTGGCTGGGGTGTTTTGGCAGGTGCTGCATCTGGTAAGTACATTCGTCGTGTCACCTCGGATTTTAACTTGACTAAGGACACTTACGAATCAGGTGAAATTCGGACGGATTACCAGGTTTCGAGTATGCGCCACGGCGTGAGAAAAGCCGAAGGTTCAATTAATGGTGAACTGAGTCCGGGGTCGTATGCTGATTTCATGCAGTCAGTCCTGGCGCGTGATTTCGCTGCTGGTCCTACAGGCACCTCTGCAACCATTACTACTGCTGCTAACGGCTCATTGTGGAATATCTCCCGCGCTGCAGGTTCATTCATTGCAGACGGTATCCAAGTTGGTCATATCGTTCGTATGTCTGGCGGCACCTTGAATGCTGCTAATACTAACAACAACGCTTTGGTTTGTGTTGTAACTGCCGCTATGATCACAGTCCGTGTCCTGTCAGGTACAGACATGGTAGTTGATACAGCAGTTGCGGGTGTAACTGTTTCAACCGTCGGTAAAACAACATACGCCCCCTTGACAGGTCATACTAACGACTCTTACACTATTGAAGAATTCTACTCTGACATCGCTCAGTCTGAAGTCTACACAGGTATGAAGGTTGGTGGTTTCAATATGCAGTTGCCTTCCACTGGCTTGACAACTTGTGATATGTCTTTCCAAGGTAAGAACCTTGAATTGACTGGTACTTCTCAATACTTCACATCACCTACTGCCGCTAATACTAACGGTATCTTTGCTGCTGTAAACGGTGCTTTGATTGTAAACGGTGTACCTCGTGCTGTGATCACTTCTGCTGATATTTCTATTGAACGTGGTTTGGAAGCTGCTAACGTAGTTGGTTCTAACTTTGCTTCTGACGTGTTCACTGGTCGTATCCGCGTTACAGGGAACATGAGTACTTACTTTGAAGATGGTACTTTCCGTGATTTCTTCAAGGATGAAGTTGAAGTTTCAATTGTTATCGCATTGACTTCAGATAACAGTAAGACTGCTCAAGCGCTGTCAATCTGTATGCCTCGCGTTAAGCTCGGTTCCTCGACCCGCGCAGACGGTGAAATGGGCTTGGTACAACAACACTCCTTTGTTGCCCTATTGAACGACGTAACCTCTGCTGGTTTGCCAGCAACTACAATCTCAATCCAAGATACTTCTATCTAATTTGAGTTGATTATAACCCTCCTTGGAGCAATCCTTGGAGGGTTTATTTATTTGTGCAACTGCTCTTGCAAAAGCTAATCTTGCGTGATATACTTAGTTCTTATCTGGTGGAATTACGTCTACAGAAGACTGACACCTTTCATTAACAACCTAAAGGAGCAAATAATGGGTTTAAATCTAACTAAGAATAATGTAGCAGAAAAGTCAGAAGTTGGCTATGAATTTGAACTAAAGACACCTTCTGGTGAAAACAGTGGCGCTTTCATCACAGTCCGTGGTGATGAGTCCAAGGCTGTACGAGATTACGACCGTAAGAAGTTTAACGCTTATCAAGCTCGTGTGTCAATGGCTAAGAAGCGCGGTAAGGATCTTGAGGATTT